TTGGAAAATATCGCTATTAAAAACTATCTTTTACAGCACAACGTGCCTTGCATTACTCCTAAGGCCGCGCTTATCGATATGGACGGAGTTCTCTACGACTCGATGAAAAATCATGTCGAAGCTTGGTATCGTACACTCACCCCTATGGGATTCAAATGTTCCAAAGATGAATTTTATCTATACGAAGGACGAACAGGAGCCAGTACAATTAAATACTTGTTCGACAAACATTTCGGGAAACAGGTGTCCGATGACGAGTGTGCCGAGATTTATAAAATCAAGGAAAAACATTTCAACGCGTTGGAAAAAATCGTCCCCATGCCGGGAGCCGACCTCATGCTGCAACGAATCATCGGTAACGGCATACGCCCTGTACTGGTCACAGGTTCGGGACAAGGTTCTCTCTTAGATCGGCTAGACCACGATTATCCCGGTGTATTCGAACAGCAATATAAGGTGACGGCATACGACGTAAAGATTGGGAAGCCGAGTCCCGAGCCCTATTTAATGGGACTTTCCAAAGCCGGAGTCAAAGCGAACGAAGCGATTGTCATCGAAAATGCACCCCTAGGGGTAGTCTCCGGTACGGCAGCACAAATATTTACCATAGCAGTCAACACAGGCCCCATTCCGGCACAGACGCTCATCGAAGCCGGAGCCGATATGGTTTTCCCGTCCATGCCCGATTTCGCCAATCATGTCGACGAACTTATACACACGCTAAAAATCACCCGTTAATATCATCTGTATGGAGTCGCAAAAAATCATATTCACCGCCACACCCGGCGAAACCCTTAAAAATATGCTCGAAAACTTTTCTTTCGATACCCTTTTTATACTCTGCGACACACATACCCAAAAATTCGCCCTACCCGAAATATCGAAAAACATATCCACACAAGCCCAATATATTACGATCGAAGCCGGCGACACCCATAAAACACTCCAAACACTCGTTCACGTATGGAACGAACTGAGCCACAAGGGAGCCAGCAGAAAATCGCTTCTTATCAACTTGGGAGGAGGTATGGTCACCGACTTGGGAGGTTTCGCCGCAGCCTGTTTCAAAAGAGGAATCCGTTTCATCAATATCCCCACAACCCTATTAGGAGCAGTAGATGCCGCCGTAGGAGGAAAAACAGGAATAAATTTCAACGGATTGAAAAATGAAATAGGAGCCTTTCGCCCGGCCGATACGGTCATCGTCTCTACACAATTCTTTCAGACACTGCCACAGAACGAATTATTGTCGGGATACGCCGAAATGCTGAAACACGGACTTATCGACAATCCGGCCACCTACCGTTCATTGCTCGATTTCGACTTGTCCATGCCCGATTGGGAAAAACTTCTGCCACTGCTCAAAGAATCGATACAAGTCAAAGAACGTATCGTCGCCGAAGATCCCTTTGAAAAAGGAATACGCAAAGCCTTGAATTTAGGTCATACTATCGGCCATGCATTCGAGAGCCTTTCACACAAGCGGGAAACACCCATACCTCACGGATTCGCCGTGGCTTGGGGACTCATATGCGAATTACTACTCTCCCACCGTTATCTGAAATTTCCGTCCGAAACAATCTCCGAATTGGCAGCATACATCTATCGCCATTACAGAGCATTTCCCATTACCTGTAAGGACTACGAAACACTCTACGAGTTGATGACCCACGACAAAAAAAACGAAGCCGGATACATCAACTTCACATTATTACAAACCATCGGCAAACCGGTCATCGACTGTCACGTCGATAAGGAAGAAATATTCGTAGCATTCGACCTATACCGCGACCTATTTAAATTATAACCCCTACCGACTCTCTTGCAAGCAATTAGGAAATTTCGAAGAAAAACAGGAGTAAAAAAGTTGTTCAAAATTTTGTCAGTATAGAAAATACCACTACTTTTGCACTACCAATTCAGCGGGGTGTAGCTCAGCCCGGTTTAGAGTACGCGTCTGGGGGGCGTGTGGTCGCAAGTTCGAATCTTGTCACCCCGACTGATTTTAACCTAACTTATTGTAATTCAATAAGTTAGGTTTGGTCGTTTAAATACGACCGGGAGAAATACGGGAGATGTTTAATTCAAGGGGAGATTTGAAAAATAATCTCTTCTTAAAAAAAATGTCTGTTCAAAAAAAATTTTCTGACTTCGGAGGTAATTTCTTATACGCCTCCAAAACTTTATACCGGGAAAAAAGGTAATGACTGGTATATCGGATTCAAAGCGTTCGATCCTTTGGCCGGAGCGCTACGGCTAAAAAGAATCAAGTTAAATCACATCGAAAAGATTTCAGAGCGGCGCAAGTATGCCGCCGACCTGATTACCCGTCTACATAACCAGCTCCGAATCGGTTGGAATCCGTGGATAAGCCAAAACGGAAATAGTAAAGGTTTATCCTTGTTTTCCGACGTTTGCAATAGATACCGGAGCTACATCGACAGGCTTTTTTCCGACGGGATCATTCGGCAAGATACCTATATAGGTTATGTTTCGTATTTACGAAACTTTCTCAAATACAATGATTCGCAAAAGCCTCCGATCACTTACATTTATCAACTTTCAAAATCTTATATCTCCGAGTTCCTCGACCACATCTATATAGAACGTGAAAACAGCCCGCAAACTCGGAATAATTATCTGACATGGTTACGAGTATTTTCGGGGTGGCTGTTAAAACATGGATATACAGAACACAAGCTAACCGACGGTATCGATAATATTTCCAAACGGAGTATCAAAAAAGAACGGAAACTTATAGAAGAAAACGATCTTATCCGCCTACTCGACTATTTGAATACCCATAACCGGCATTATCTGTTAGGTTGCTATCTTTTATTTTATTGTTTCGTCCGGCCGAAAGAAATAAGTTTGATAAAGATAAATGACTTCTCGGTTAAGTGCGGAACCCTCCGCCTACATGCCGATAATTCCAAAAACAGGAAAGATGCCGTTATCACGTTGCCGAATAAGGTGCTTAAACTATTAGTCGACCTAAATGTGTTTTCTTTTCCGGGCAATTATTATCTATTCTCAAACGGTTTTATCCCCGGTAAAGATTTCCGAGATAGTAAACAGTTCCGGGACTATTGGATTCGCTTTGTCCGAAAAGCTCTCGATTTCCCGGCATCATACAAATTCTACTCCTTGAAAGATACCGGGGTGACATCGATGTTACGGGCGCGAATCGATAACATATCGGTCCGTGATCAAGCCCGGCATTCCTCTATTCTCATCACGGATATATATACGCCGCACGACATCGAGCAGGCCAATCCCATTATTCAGAAGTTCGACACTGTTTTTTAATTATTTATGTACATTTGCAAAAACTATTCAGATATGGAACAAAAGAGTGAAATCGTATTATACCAACCGGAAGGGGCTATAAGTCTGGAAGTCCGTTTAGAAAATGAGACCGTATGGCTGACACAACAACAGATATCCGAACTGTTCGGAACAGGGAGGCAAGCGATAACCAAACATCTAAAAAATATCTTTGCCAGTAATGAGTTAGACGAAAATTCAGTATGTTCCATTTTGGAACTAACTGCCGCAGATGGAAAAAACTATAAAACAAAAGTCTATAACTTAGACGCTATTCTATCGGTAGGCTATCGGGTAAACTCAAAAAACGCTACACTTTTCAGACGTTGGGCAAATTCTGTTCTAAAAGATTATATGTTGAAAGGTTATTCCTTAAACCATCGGTTTGAAAGATTGGAAGACAAAATCGATACCCGTTTCCAAAGATATGACTCCGAAATACAAAGGCTCAGCAACCAAGTAGATTTTTTCGTCCGCCATTCCTTACCGCCGATAGAGGGAATATTTTTTGCCGGCCAGATATTCGACGCCTACAAATTCGTTTGCGATCTTGTCAAGTCAGCCCGAAAAAGTATCGTCCTTTTCGACAACTATATAGATGAATCTGTCTTGACTTTATTCGGGAAACGAGAAAAATCGGTGTCGGTGGTGATCTATACGGATAAGATCACTCCGCAATTAGAGCTCGACATCAAGCGATTCAACGCCCAATATTCGCCTGTAAAGGTCAAGTTATACACAAAGGCTCACGATCGGTTCCTAATCATCGATGGGGAAATCTACCATATAGGCGCTTCGCTGAAAGACTTGGGAAAGAAACTTTTCGCCTTCTCGAAAATATCGGCTATTCCACCCGAAATCATATATAAACAAATTGACTCGTAAACGTTATGCGACCTCGTACCGATAAAATAGAAATCTCCGGTAATCTGCTTACAGGGGTATTCCATATCTACATCTTCAAACAAGCTAATGCCTATATCGCCTATTGTCCCTCCATCGATTTAGCCGTATCCGGGAACAGCATACGAAATGCGGAAAAGTCCTTCCAAGAATCCGTGTCGATACATCTCGACTATCAGATAAAGAATAAAGAACTCTTGAAGTACTTGAAAAAGCACAAATGGAAAGTCCGATATCTTATTAAAAACAAGAAAAGCCGGTGATTAACCGGCTTTTTCATTTTCGTGTTTCAGGTAGTTCCGTTAAATACGTTCTTACTTTCGTTTCTTTTAGTTTAAGGAGATCACGCTCGCACAGGGTAGTTTTAGGTGATTTCGCACGCTCTTATTTATTGTTATATAAATATCTGTAATCCTACTGCAAATATATATCGTATGATTCTATTATGCAAGCTATTATACGTTTTTCTTTCTTTCCGGCTCGATGATATCGGCCTTGTTCTTGAACCATTTGAAGATATTGATCCGAAACTTGCTGCCTCTTGATTCGAAATAATTATTGAAGCAGGAATTTATTTCACACCCGTATATAACGAACAGGACAACAGCCGGAAGTATGGGAATACCGAAAGGTTGACCGAATGCAGCTCCGAAACTGGTTGCAACCAATATCCAACAGATATAGTCGATCATCTTATTGACAGTACGTCGTATTGCCCGGCTTTTCCGTATGGTTTCGCCTCTTTTTTTAGAGGCTTCTATCCCAAACTTGAAATCGGCGATAATCAAACAGAGAGCGGCCACGATGAACCATTTCACCGGCTCGACGAACTCGATGAACGAGGTTAGCCAACTTGCCAACATGCCGGATATTACATTTCTTTCCTGCATATATATGTTATTAAGCATTATTTCCCTGTTCTGTTTCCTCCTGCAAAGCCTGTTCTTTGGCTGCATGATAACTTAGATGTTGCTCCGGTGTAATCTCCCTTACGGACGAAGCGTCGAAGTCTGCCGGCGTGTACATCGCTTTTACTCCCTCGTAAGTCTTTATATCATCGCCTTCTCGGTAGGTAGTCAGGTAATTACCTTCCGTTGCGGGAGTAATCTTTTGATAGGTTTTTTCTTCTATATTCATGGGTATTTGTCTTTTTATGAGGTTTTGTTTGATTGTGTTCTTTTCTCCATTACATCGAATCGGCGAAATTAACCGTCCAATTCTCATCTGTCAGTTTCGCTATGATACCTTCCGATTCTAAGAAGGTTTGCGCCGCCGTGTTGAATGTCAACGCAGCGGCCGGTAGTCCCAAAGTTTTTAAAGGAGCTACACCGCTTTCTCCGGCAGCATAGGCAAATCTTCCTAACAGTTTTAAGGTTGCTTCGTCGATATTCGGGGAATCTGCCAGCGATAGAGCGGTGTGTAAGAAGATCACATCGCCGATCGACGACAAAGCCGAACACCCCTTGAACATGTTTGTTGCTACTGTTACGTTCGAAAAATCCCAGTATTCGAGTTGTTGCATCGCTGCGTTTTGGGCGAATGTAGAAGTACAATTTTCTGCCTTCGGAGCATTGATTTTAGGAAAGTTCAAAAATTTACACCCAGAAAAAGAGAGACTCAAATCCTTGCAAATGGGGATATCTATCAATCCAATAGTTTTAAGACTTGAATTTTGAAATATTCTTCTACAGCCCGTAATAAGAGGAGCTATAAATTGAATGATTTGAGTGATATTAGAACAACCGTCAAACATCCCATATTCAGAGCCATTGTAAACAGTAAGTTTTATAGATATAGGGTCAGATAGATTTTTGCAACCTTGAAAAGCAGAGGATACAGATGTAATGTTACCCCAAATAATAGGAGGCATCTTAGAGATGTCAGAAGAAGTGAACATATTAGATATATCCGTCACCTTGGAGAAATCGAATACTTCGGGTACTTCCTCGAACGTAGAATAAGAGAATTTAATCCCCTCCGCCGCCACGTCGATTTTGGTAATGGGTACGAGCGTGCCCGTCAACTTCTCGCCCCGTACATACGCCGTCTTTCCTTCGACAATATCGGCAGCCGTTGCCGTGGCGTCTGCCGTCATCTCCGCCAACGTGGGGCACTGTTTCGATGGTTGCCCGGCTTGTATCAATCCCAATCTTCCTAAACTCATGGCTTACCGCATTTTAATAATGTTAAGGGATAATTCATCGGTATCGGAAACAAGGGTCGTTCCTGCCGGGAAATAGAAACTGATAATCGTTCCGGTAGCTACAATCACACGGCTATTCGTGCCGTCCGGATAATTGATCTGTACGACAGTCCCGTCGACAAAACTCAACATATACACACCGGCTTCGGGCAATTCTACCGAATCCCCGCTTCCTTCGATGTAATATTGCTTTCCGGGCTGCAAAACCCCGATCGGGTTCCTGTTGATATCTAAGGGTTGATATTCGTTCATAGCAGAAATATTTTTAATCTTTATAATATCCGCGAATAACGGCTAAATTGTTCTCCAAGCCGGGAACCGAGGTGTCGAATGTCACTGTAAAGCTGTTTTCGATCACAATACCGGGATCATTTTTCAACTGCCACGATTCGCCGGGGAATATCTTCACATTTCCTAATACATAGGCTATCGATGTGCCTTGATTACGAAATATGATAATCGACGGGGAATTCGTGCCCTCGTTCTCGATCGTCCCGTTCGACGTTCGGATCGTGTTCTTATATATGATTTTTAGAGGTTTAATCATCGTTATCTCGTTTAAAAATGTACCACAATATTATACCGGCGCAAATGATAGAGCCAGCAATGAAAAAGACGTTGAAACCAGTTTCTAACCCCATACTTTTTTTTTTAGATCGATCCACCTCTTAAATTCACCGACGGTGATACGGTCGTCATGATTCAAATCGATACCGGGGTTTGCGTCGGCTATCACCTTCGCCGGGAGTGTCGATGTTTGCAACACATAGCTATCCGGTTTACCGAGGGCGGCGGGGAAGAAGGTAACGAGGTATAGATCATACAAGGAGTTCATCTTTCCCCGATACGGATAAAAATATTTATATACGTAGTCGAGTTGGGCGACATTCGACATCTTCCGCAGGGCTTCGGTCGTCGTGCCTAACCCCTTCGCAGTGTCCGGCATGAACTGGATAAGGCCCGACGCTCCGCCATTCGGATTATAAGCCGCCGGATTCAACCCGCTCTCCGAGTTCATGACGAACATAAGCCAATCGGGCTCTATACCCAGTTTCGCGCAGATTAGTCGTACCTTCTGCAAGAATGCTTCCTTATTGCTTGTAACTTTATTTTCGAACCACATGATATATAGCTATTTATATTGTTATTCTTCCTGAATGACTAAAAACCAAACGAGGGCTACCGCTCCGATCGCAACGGCCCACTTCTTCCAGCGCAAATCCTGACCGGTGACTACTACGTCGTCGAATCCGCCACCGTCAAGGGCGCCATCGTCCGATGTTTCCGGGGATTGAAGCGCGGAATTTTGACGGGCCGGCATGATGATTCTTTTTTTTCTGTCTTTCCGTACCATATCGCTACATATTATTTTTCAACAACAACAGACCGAGAGCCAATACACCGGCTCCGGCCAATACGTTTTTCTCGACGACTTCCGTAGAGGGGTTATGGTCCGAAGTCCCGTTCTCGATATCCAAATCGGCTTTGATTTCGTCGGCCCAATCCTCCATAAAATCGGGGTCGCCTCCATTGGGGTAAGCGTTGACACGATTACGAGGGTTATCTTCATTGAAAAGAGCTATATGACTATCATTTTTCAAATGCTTCAAATCATAAGCCGGTAACAAATTGTATAGATAAGAATAACCTTTATCTTCGTTCTCGTAATATTCAAATTCATATTCATAATATCCCGGATATTGATGTCCCGGATAGAGTTCTCGGAAAAAATCTAATTGTTCCCGATAAGATAGTAATTCATAGGAGTTTCCTGTTACTATCTTAAATATTTCTTGTGCCCAATCTCCACGAGTACGGGATTGTTTCCTTACCAGATAAGCCGGTTCCCCAGCTGGTTTCCAATATCCCGGATAGTGCGAGAACGTGGCAGCCAATGATTGTCTTTGAGATTTGATATTTTCTCGATCGGATTTTGGAAGTAAAGATAATGCCAGATCATCTATGTTAAGGATCTCAGCCCCATATTCGTCATAGGTTATTTCTATTGCATCTTTTCTTTCCCAATATGGATATTCCTTATATAAATAATCAATCCAGTTACCGGCATCCTCCAACACGGAAGAATCGATAAATTGGCTTAAATATTCACTATCGAAAAATTCGGGATAAATAAGTTTTCCGATAAGATCTTCCCGGACGAAAGCGAATTTAAATCCGACAGAAGAATTTTTTTGTGCTTCTATTTCGTCGGAAGTGGGTTTACGACCAACAATTTCTTCAAATTCTTTGATAAATACATTTTCCACAAAATCCCGTTTAAGGAATCTCCATGAAAACAAAGATGTATTAAGCCGTAATTCTTCTTTGATAAATACATAATGCCAACGGCCGTCCGGCATATCGACAAATTGACCGGTTAGCTGTATTTGATAAGGTACGTCCCATTCCGATGCAAATCCTTTTTGATGGTTGTATATGTGCGAAATCATTTGATTTGCATGTATGGTATATATAGATATAGATTCAGCCGTAGGACGAGCCCGGAGATTTAAGTAAGAACAGAGTCGCGTTACATCTTTACCGACAAGCTCTTTCGAAAATCCTTTTGCCGCATTCTTATAGGAAGATTCGATATATTCCCAAAACGGAGTACTGTCCGGCCATTCATGATCTAAATTGTCAGCCGTCAAACGGGGAACGTTTTCAGCGGTATAATTCCAAGTATTTATATTAAAGTTCTGATTGGTTAACTTAGGCGGATTAGCAGAAGTTAATAGAACTTGTAATTCTTTCTCGTTGAAAAAATCACACCAAACAGAATCATATATTTTATCGGAATAGAACATGTCAAAAATTGTTTTTAATCCACTTAACCACCCAAATAGCACCTACGGCAATGGCTCCATATTTCAGTATAGAAAACCATGTTATATTGGTAGCACTTTTCCAATACCCCTTTCCATACCCTTCTTGATACGCTTTTTGTACGTCCTTATTGATAAGAGCTAATGCCTTTTCTCTTTCAGCAGCCGGAAGCATCGACAGGATATTTAATAGTTCTTCCGATGCTTCATAATCGTATGAGGCTTCCGATGCCGTATTCTTAAAGTTCTGATAAAAATAAGTGACAAGAGAAGCCACGAGTGCAGCACCAATGACTAACACTATTGTAGTTACAAGTCCCACTCCGACAAACGGAGTATCATTAACAACGGCTTTGAGAGAAGGGACGAATGACACAAGCGTACTTTCTCCCTCCTGAATATCTTTCGTAAAAGAACCGGAACGAATAATGTTATTCCGATTAGCGACACGAGAATACAGAGTTTTTATTTGGCTTTTATAGTATGAAGAAGATTTCCCGTTTCGTTCCAAATTACGGCACAATTCACTACATACGAGCAAATTGGTTAATATCTTCATATTATAATCGATAATCAAATCAAGCTGCGCTTGTGCCTGATTATATTCGATAGGATCGACCGTCTTTAACTCTACATAATCTTCACGTACCCAACCCCATACATTTTTTCCATCGACAGCGCCGAGCCGATACCAGTTCCAGCCGTCCACATTTTCATAATTTCCGTCTGTCATTCCGGCAAAACCTTTTATTTCGTACAGGACATCTGAACTATACGAAGGTTTTGCATACACCGTCACACTGGTAAATCGGGGGAATACCCCTTTATTGAATAGGTTAGGATTGTATTTCATATCAAGCGAATTGTTTAATCATGCCCAAGAGAGCGGGGTTTTCTTCCAATTTGTCACACAGTTTTTCCAACAGATTCAGATATTCGGGTTCGATGGCTGCCAGCCGTTCGGCGATCCGCAATATCCGGGAGTTGTCGTCGGTATTCGATTCCGGGACCGGAACCCGGATAGGCTGCGAAGTTCCGGCAACGCCTACCTGCATGCCCGGACGCCCGAAGAACCTTTCGAGAATAGCCGGAAGATAAGGGGCTACACGGCCGATCGCGGACTGCAAAGGGCTTTCCCGTTCCTCTAATTCTTCTTCGTATTCTTTTACCTTCGATTCGAGCTCGGCGATACGGAACTCTTTCTTTTGAGCGTCAAGTGCCGCGGCGATTCTCCGGTCCACTTCATCGGAAGGAACACCGCCGATATTCGCCGCTCCCGGCTGGAAAGAAACAGCCGATGCATCATCTTCCAGCACGAAGTAATCCCGATACCAGTTTCTCCGGGAGTTTCCGTCGGACATCTCGATGTAATATTTTCCCGGCTCCAAATATTCGAGGGTTCGGGATAGCCGATCTTCCATCGTCTTTTTATTCTCGCCTTCTTCGCTTTGGAACTGGAAAGCGTCAGCGCCGGGAGAGGTACGAATCTGTATCTGTTTCACGTTCGGCGTCGATTTCACCCATTCGATTAGATTTTCTTTTCCGCGTATCATAGTCTGTCAGTTTTTAATCTTCGTATTCAAAATTTAAGAAAACGACCTTATCCCCTACCGTCTGGGCAATATCTTGGGAGAGCTCTATATAGGAACTCGGTAAATCGGCTTGCAGATTATCCATATTCAGCCTGAACGGGGAGTTCCATTGCGACAGATACAATACGGGGAACCGGTACAAGATGATATCCGATTTATAAACCAGCGTCAAAAACGAATTGATCGGCGCAACAATAGGTATGCTGTCCGGCGACGAAACGTCCGAAGATGTTATTGTCGCATAGATATTTTTAAACTTCTTATCCACCAACACCCTATTATCCGGCAAATAATACTTGTTCGCCGAATTGGAATACACCGGAATGTTAACCGACTGTATTTTCAATTTCTCGAAACAATCCTGTCTTTTGCACAAGGATTCGGGAGTATAGGTGTAGTAAAACGTCAACAGGATATGCTGTGTGTTTCCTGTTTTCGGTTTCGTCAGATAACAGTTCGGGAGTACAAGGTATCGGTTGATCGGGATTTGCCGGCCTCCGTACATGAAATAGAATAACGGGATATTAGAAATAAAGTCATCGTTTTTCAAATCTACCAATGTGACGAAAAACTGTCCGACATTATTCGAAGATATGACGTTACCGTCCGGATCCTGAACGTTCGAAGAACTGTAACTGATTCCGAACACAGTCATCGCCGTAATGAATTTGTCGGACAATACCGGGGTATCCGGCAGATAGATACGTTCTCCGGGATTAGCCTGAGAAACATCTATCGAAATGGAATAGGCGCCGGTAAAAGGTGTATATTCTAATCTATTCATAACAAAAAGCTAAATTTAAATTACGGACTCTGCTATCTGTGGATCTTATATATATTTTGCTACGGTTGAAATCGATCTCTACCGGCGCAATGAATTTTCTGCGAAGGGATAAAGTCCCCGCTTCCAATACTCCTTCCAAGCCGGAGAAAAAAGTGATGGGGACACAGTTAAGGAAACGGGATTTGTCTTTGGGGACAAAATAGAGATATCCCGATTCGATGAAGTTCGGGTAATTGAATATATCCGACGTATCGTCCGAAGATACATATATACCGGTTATTCTTTTCCCTTCCAATGCCTGTACCTTCCTATACAGCGTTATATCTTCCATTTGGGAGGTAACGGGTACGGTCAGGTTATAGATGTTTCTTTGAGAAGGGATAGGTAAGTTCTCCGATCCTATATATACGGAGAAAAATACAACGCTTTCGGTCGGAACTTCTGTCTGAATCGACAGAAAAGAACGCTCCCAGTCTATTACGGCATCTATTCTCGGCAGGTTATTCCCTGAGAAGGAATTGAAATAATCGATAGTGAGAGAATCGACGATTAAATTCCCGTCCATGTCATACAGGGTAACATATATGCCGGTCGACATCAACAAAGGATAACGCCCCGCCAAATCGTAGGTTACGCCCGAAGCGACATAATAAGATTCCAGCCATAGGATTTTTTTACCTTGCAAATGGGTGGACACGGGAAAATAAACCCGGTTTTCGCCCGGATTTACAGTTAATTGTATAAAGTCTACATTCTGTATAACGTATTCCCTCATTTCTTTTCTTTTTAAGATTTCCCGGAGATAGAGGTCACTCCGGGAAATCGATGGTCTGACACTATTATGGAATCATCACGCGGGGGCGAGGAAGTCGTTCACGTCGCCCTTGTAGTTTTCGAGCAACAGAGCTCCGTTCTTCACGAGGAAGCCGAGCATAATAAGACTCAACCCTACGGAGCCTTTCGGAGAACTTGCCGGCTGGAATACCGATGTGTTGGCACACGGGAATTTCAGACTGAAAGTCTGTTCTTTCGTTCCGGCGAAAGCGATCATTTCCGGGGTATAGAAAATCTCATCGAGTACGGAACTGTCGAGCGATACGACTGCGGCATCGGTTGTTCCGCTGTTGGCTGCTTGGTGCGATACGTTGAAGATAGAGGTTTCCAAAGCCTCGAATGTTACCGTCGTTCCGGTTTGCAAACGAAGCGAACCGCCATAAACGCATTGAACATCTACGGGGATTGTGTCGGTTGAACCCATTACCTTCGCTTTGGCAACGAGATCGGATAACGAAGTGGCGAGTACGGCGGATCCCGGATTGGCTGTCATCTCGTAAATCAGGAACAACCCCATGCCATAGGCAAGGAACAAGTCGTTACGGTTCAACAACTGCCCGTATGTACCCTGCTGTCCGTTCTGGCGCATGGGATCAAAAACATAGTTGCCTACTCCGTTTACCAGAGTCTGATCTATACGTAAAAAGGAAGATTGAGGGAAAAGTTCGGGACTCAGCGCCTGTACTTTTTTTCTTGCGTCCTCCCAACGTTTGCGAAGGTAAGGCGCTATAAATTGATTATTCATAATTTACCTTGTTTTAAAATAAGACATTTTTAAACGGCGCCCCTTTTACATGAGGACGTTGTTTTGATTTTTTTTTTGACCCTTGCCAATAATGCTTTGGCGATAAGCCGCATTCGCACCGTACAGGGCATTATTGAATCTGCTGAACGGAGTACCGGCCAACGAGGGAACCGAGCTTGCGATCACGCCTGCGGCTCCCGCTCCTATCATGCCCGCGCCCAATTCGTCGATACCGTCCATCTTCACAAGGGAAGGAAGGATCGCACCGATGGCGATAGAGCCCAAATCGGTATATAAAGAACTCTTTCCTTTCATGATGGTCCCTTTCACCACCTGACAGATGGCGCCGCCTGCGGCTCCACCGAGGACAGTTTTAACGATTCTGTCCGTTTTCGTTTTCTTTTTCATAAAACAATCTTTTTTACCTGTTAATTACTTACTTCATTTTACGCACTTTGTCGATGATGCGTTTCTTCTCCGCTTCCTTACGTTTGAGTTCGTTATTGTAGCGATCTACTTCACGACAACGTTCTTCGTAGCGTTTCCAAACCTCTACCGAGCTTTTCATCTTCGGTTGTTTGGGGTACTTTTTCTGTTTTGCCATTTTCTTTATTTTTTAGAGGGTTTATAAAAGTTATTTTTTCTTCTTTTTCTTATCGCTGCTTCCGCCGAATATCAAAGCCATCAATACGCCGCCTACCAGTAGAATACCGAGAAGATTCGAGCTGGCGACTGTTCCGGTCGGCTGGCTGTAATCGAATAGAGGATTGTCGGTGCTTCCGCTTCCTGTATCTGGAATGATAATGTCGTCTGGATTTTGAATGATACCGGCAAAACCATCGGACGACTCCATCTTATTTTTGTCGAACAGTTCATTTGTTTCCTTTTCGTCCGTACCGAAAATTTTTTCGAAGAATTTAGCTAACGCACTTAAAACGCCCAAAATTGAGGAAACGATAGCTAACCAGCCTATTACAGGGATCTCTCCGGTCTTAACTTTATACAGGAACAATTCACCGGATATACCTTTATATCTTGCGGCGATAGCATTGTTGATAATACGTAAACAATCGGCTTCGGACATAGCCCCCGAATCCTTTATATCCTTATACACCGATTTATAATAAGCTCGCTTCTCTCCGACAATAGCAGGGTATTCTCCTATCTTCGATTCCGGGATAAATGAATACATAAAGTATTCCGCCGATTCATCAAGTGTTTTTTGAACATTATTTATTTCTGCCTGTGTTGGTTTTGATCCCGAAAGGGATGCAGCTCTCATCTGGCGGTATGAAGCCCTCCCGACAGCCACATCGCTACCGAGGAACTCCGAAGCGTCGAAACCCGGCGTACTGATGCCGGTAGCTTCGAGCAGGTAATCGATATCGTCCTCGTTAGCCGTGACAGAGGGCGATTGCTGGATAACCGCTCCGAGGATAATGTTCATCATTTGTGAACGTTGATCGTTGGTCGTACCGACAGGCTGGTCAAAGGCCCCTTCGTCGTACATCACCCGGAGACAGGAGATGCCTTTCTCGACATCGCCGAATCCGTTTTCCGCATTCTCGTACAGCATGATAGCCACCGTCGCCACGTCCATAAGGTTCTCTATACGGTTGGCGAATGCTTCGTCTTTCGCTGCAACGGCTCCCTTATACAAGGTATTCAACGCGTTCAGATTGATTAAAAAGTCCTGTTCCACACGGGGCAAATATTCCTTGTCCTCTATCTCGATCATTTCGGTTTCGGTGAAGTAACCGATGCCGGGACCGGATAACCGGCTTATTTCTGTGGTTCCTTTCATATCTATTTTTTTTGTATATGGACATTCTTTGTTAAAGACGGCTTTTCCATTTTCGTCCCGATAAACGGGATCAACTATTATCTCTTTTCCGCTTTCGTCGATGGCAACCGCATAGACGTGCGTAGGATCGCTGTTCCCTTCATAGGCGGCGAACCGGAACAAGTGAGGAATACCCATGCACCGGAGGCACGAGCAAATAAAAATTGAAAAGCTCTTGCAATCCCCCTCGCCATCGCTCCATAACCTCGCCGGGGTTCTGATCCATTGCTTTTGCAAAGGATCGATCTGATATTTGATATTTTTATCGACGAAATCGAAAACAGCCCGGCAACGGGAAAGAGTATCATTCCCCGGAAGGTTATCGGCCAACTCCTGAACTTGTGCATAGTCGGAGTTGTAACAGTCGACGACTGCCTGCATGATATCCTTCGTTTTGCCCTGACGATTGATAATCGTATCTTTATGTTCTGCTTGTGCTATCATTCCGTAGTAGAGGTTATTTCGGTTACTTCCGCGTCTTTGTCATGGGCGACATCGGTCACTTTGTCGCCGCTCGAAAACAGGTTCTTTATCATTTCCACAAGGGAAACCAGCGAAGGAATACGCACGTAGAAAGAAGGGGTAAACTGGTAACTGGTTCCGTTGGCTCCGAGCCTTCCGTTTATAGATACATCGATGTGGTATTTGCTGGCATTCGTGGCCAAATAAGCATTCAGGAGGCTAAGCAGTTTAGAGGTTTTCAGGCTTACCCGTGCCCGTACCTTCACAGTCTGGTAAGATTCCAAAACCACGTTATTGAGGCTTTGGCTCGACGATCCGACGAACGTACCGTTTAAATACAGGCTGAACTGTATGCCGTTCAGTACTACCCTATTCTGCGAAAGGTTTTGCAGTTGGAAATCTATATCTACCGTGGTATAATCCCACTTGATAGAGAAAAAACGGAATCCCACGACTTCGATGTTCGTTTTCATCAATGCCGTTGCCGTTGCAAACTTATTGTATAACCAGAGTAAGAGGCCACCTCCTACGAGCCATTTTACCGCTTTATTCATTCGCACATATTATTTAATGCGGAACGAATATAGGTATCTTCTTACCGGAGGCTGCAAGAATTGCAATTTATGAAATTTTTGACCGTCTTTTAACTTGGTTTAACTTCCAGACCGAGAAAATCGCAGAACTTTACCCATTCGACAGGCGAGTATTTGGGCAAAGAATGCGCATCGCGATACAAACGTACCAACCGGCACGCTTTGCTCTCGCTGATCTTCAACCGACGCGCTATCTCTTTGTTCGTCACAATATCGATTTGCATGTCTATTTGTTTTTTTAATGTTTTATTTATGTCAGAAAATGGTTGCAAAAATCAACTTAATTTTTAAATAGCTAATAATAAAGCCATTACGATTTTTCAAATTTAATGAATTTATTGAGAAAAACAATGTAATCTATTGAAAATCTTTTGTGTTTTTATCGTTATATTCTCTTTTTGTCCGAAAAAAAATCCTGTGACTTGCGCGAAAATCCTGTTACATTTGTTACATGATGGGGTAAATCTTTCAAAAAGCCGATGTGTAAAGCGTTTCACGGTGTAACAAACTTTTTTACAAGAGATTTTATCGTAACAAAAATTTGTTACAATTCGGGAACGCAAAAATCGATTTGTTACAATTTCCGATTTTGTTACAAGATTTGTTACAACTTTTTTATTATATAATATCTTTATTATCATATTATTATCTCTATTTTGTAACAAATGTAACAAATGTAACAAGTTTTCAGTCAAAAATTTTTTTTATCATTTTCTCGGACTGATACGAATTAGCAGAATGACAAGAAAAAGCACGATTACCAATCCTATTGCTTCCATTATCTTTTTGAAAACGTTGTTTTCTTTTTCCTCCACATATTTGTTTTCTACGGTGGTCGAGGAGGTGACGACGGGGATATTCTTCTCCTCAGTCCGTGTTTCCACTTTCAGCGTGTCGCCGCTGATGGAGACGGTGGTCTCGATCCCCGGCGTTTGTTTTTGGTCTATTCCAGTAAAGACTATTCCGGTTCCGGGTATATACGACAAAGTACCGGTAAGCGTGGAACGCTCGGCCGGTACTTGTATCGTGTCGATGGTTTGTTTCTCGATAAACTCGGACTTGACTAACTTCTGTTTGCTCTTACAGCCTGCCACTGCCACCAGCAGCGCGAGGCAAAAAAAAATCTGTGTTTCATCTTACATTATCTTTATTTTGAACTTTAATTCTATTTCCTATTTTTAATATATACACTGGATATTCGGGAGCTCCCCATTCTCTTATTCCTATTCCTCTTTTTATTTCTATTAAATTAAAATACATAACTTTTTCTGTATATCCATATCGAAACCTGACAGCATCATATTTATGTCTTTCAAATCTTTTTATCCAATATGGTTTTATCTCCCGATATTCTTCTCTCTTTTCCCCAGATTCTATCATGTAATACCATTCCTTTTTTAAGGGCAAATCGATAATTTTCATGATTAGAATAGTTGTGTTTGTCGTTTATGAAATTCTTTATCCTCCCATTCTTTGATTAACCGGTCCACGTCTTTCTCGGCCTGTCGCCTCGCGTCTTGAAACTGGTAATCATTTCTTTTACCGGCGGCTTTCTTCTGGAAGGTCCGCATCCTGCGTACCGCTTCCATGACTTCGTTTATTTCCTTTTCTTTCATGGCTTATCTCCTTTCTCATATCTTTTTTATATTTCCGACGAAAAATAAATCTACATTTACCCAATCGTAAGCATATAACCAATCCTTATTCCGCGATTCTTCATGAATCCCTATTATTACATAAGTAGCTATAACTTTCTTTTTTGAAAAAAAAACATTAACAGTAACTCCTTTTTTGGGGACGATATATTTTCCATTGTCATCATATATCTGTATATGATCTGTTGTTTTCGCTTCACTTTCTGTCATCATCGCCCTATAATTATACCATTTGTCTTTAATATATAATGGTATACCGTTTTTCTTTGCTTTTATCCATTTTAAAATAAACATCTCTTATTCCTCCTATTTATTGGTTAATAAATCTTCTATGTATGCCCAGCTTTCTACCTCTGCCTCTTTGACAAAGGTTTTGTAATCTTTTTCCGATAGGTTTTTCCCTCCGACAAATACGCCATACGATTTCGTCTTCACTAATATAACCCTGCCGTATTCCGGAATTTCGCTCTTATCATGCCATGTGTTTTTCAGATAGTATTCCACGCCGTTTGCGAAATCGCAACGTTGGTTGTCGATGACTTCTCTTTTGTAATTAGACAGATAATTTTCTGTATAATTCTTTTTCATGTACTCATCGAAACTCTTTTCAATCGTTTTTTCGTTCATTTCTATTCCTCCTTTATAAAATCTTTCCGTATAAATTTATAGGGCCTTCCGGTCTTGGTTCCTCCCTTTTCCGGTCTTATCGTCCCGGTATTGGGATCCGCTTTCATCACATAGTAGTCATATCTCATCATGGGTTCCGGCCTGATGTTGAGATCGTATTTCAGAAAATCGATGATCGTCGATTTCGATATGGTGAATCCTCCAACTTGGTTGATTTCTATCGCCAGATCTTTCGGAGAATAATATAATTCAACGGTTTCATAATCGATGAAGCTCTGCCGGATAAAGTCTTTTATTTCTTTAACGGCCTTGTTTTCCGTGCGTTCCTGTACTCGGATCAAACTTTCCGTCATATATACTTCCGGCTTGAATCCCATTCTCGACTCCCCGCATTCGTAATGATACTCCCTTTTCGAAAGGTAATAGAGAAAAGCCCCGATCTCTTTCTCCATCTTACTCATGATAAAAGGATCGTCTTTTTCCAGTACGCCTACTTTGAGTACGGCATAACGGTTTTCCCCTTCGTCTATTTGCATGAAGTTCGTTTCGTTGTTCGAGCATACGATGATGTGCATGTAGTTCTTTATCTCGCTGGCATCTTTCCCTTTCTGCTCCATCAACATGTTTGGGTTGGTCGCCCAGTTCTTTATCTTTTCCTTTATTTCCGTCCTCTTTTCACTCACGAAGGCTTCCTCTATACCTACAATCAATTTATCGGAATATACGCTTGAAAATTGGCTGTTTAACCGGTCAGAGTCGACAACGATAACATTCTCTTGGAATATAGCCCGCATAAGGTAGAGGAAAGTCGATTTTCCCGTATTCCGTTCTTTCGACACGAAACAGAGTACCGGCATTTTCTTTCGGGGCTCGAAAAAGGTGTGCTGTATGTAATCTAATCCGAACTCATACATCGTTTCCCCCGCTAAATTGGTATCGGAAAAGATATGCCGCAAAAAGGATTCTATCGTTTTCCAGCTCCCCGGTTTTATGTCGTGATATACCGGGTTATAGCGGTTATAGCTTACTGTCTCTATGCCTTCGAAAACTTCCCGCTTTATACGCCTGTATTTGTTCGTGTTCTCCGGTTCGTTAAAAAACATCTGGTAACGGGGTATAAGCGAAATATCCTTCACTTCTTGTTTTACCGTTCCTTCATTATATCTTACCAGCTTCATAATAGGCTGTTTGTGCTCTTTGTCGTGGTCGTCGTCGAATACGATACATTTTCGGTAATACTGGTCGGCCACCTTGATAAACATCTTGGCTTTGGTGAGATTATCCCGAACTACCTTGCTACCGTCGAAGTAATAAGAGGCTCCTTTCCACTTAAATATCCTATCCTCCAATATGGCTTTGTAATTCTCGTAAAAATTTGCCACGTTGTCGAGGAAGAAGTATTTTTCGAGCTTGTATTTGATACCGGGCGAAAGAGCCATGCAGTTAATGAAATCCTTTCTCCCTGTAATCAAGTCGTTCAATTCCTCGACCAGCTTTGTTTTCTTCTTGGGTTTCAGCGTGGAGATCAAATCGTCCAACCCTTTTGCCGATTCGCTGTATTTGGTGGCTATATGGGAGAAATACAAATCGACATCGAAGGGCTTCATATACTCCATAAAGTTTATGACAGCGGAGCAAAAGTTTTGCAGGCGGGTAGCCAGATCTTTATCCTCGGAATATTTCACATCGAGCAGGTCGGCGTCGAAAAGCAGCGCCACGTTGTCGGGCTTGCAGCGATCGATAATCATTCGTATGTAGTCGTCGATCGTGTTGTTCTCCTTATCCTTGATGTTTTGAATACCGCCGATCCCTATCATGGGGAGCCCCAGCACATCGCCGGAAAGGGCTTTGATTTCGCCCTCGACGATAAACAATGTTTTTATTTTCTCGGCTAACCGGTATCTCCTGACTATGCCGGGCGTCATGTAGGTATATACACCGGTTTTCGGAGGCTGGCTGTACCGCATTGTCTTTTTCTTCCCGTCTTTGTCCTCGTACTCCTGCGGTTCCATGTACCGGAGCCGCTCGAAGGGAATTTGTCGGCCTTCGTATTCATAAGTGGCGACTTCTCCGTTCGGATCGCAATAGGGCAATGTAATGGCCTGCTTGCGCTCGTTCAGCCCGATAACGGGTACTTCCTTCGGTTGACCGGAGTAGTATAGGGTTCGTTTGTTTTCATCGGCAGAGAGCCCGATATTAGCCAAACGGGTATTGAGATATTCTTCTAATCGTGTCATAACAGAATGGTATCGTTTTTAACGACAATTTCGGTCGTGTCTATGGTGATGTTCATTCCCGGACGTTCGTTGTCCGGCAAAGGCGGTTCTTCCGGTATTTCCTTCGGTATGCAGGAGGCGAGGAAAAGAAGGATAAATAGTGCTTTAATTCGCTTCATCGGTTGCTGTTGCCTGTTCCTCTTTCTCCAATACTAACAATGCGACTTGCAATATAGGTCTGGTTTTTGGAACTGCTTTACAAAGTTTATATAACGAAATAGCGAGATCTTCCTCTTCCCCTTTTACTTGTATAATCCGATCATATTTTGTTTCTATCAAAACAAGAGCCGATTTAACGTCCTTATCTTTTTTTATTGTATTTACAAAAGATTCTAATATATCTCTTATATTTTGTTCGTTCTTCGTTTCCATAATGTCAGTGGTTTATTTATCCTTTAAAATTTTGTATATCAATATAAATAGTGCTATAATGAGTAGCAATACATATATTAGCATAGATCCTAATAGGATCAATTCCATTATAGCTTGTGCCTTTTCCATTTTTAAGAACTTTAATCGTGAATGTTTCCGGTGATGATCATTCGCTTCAAGTCATAGCCGGATATCTGGTAAGTGGGGTTGTCGATTCCTTTGCCGACATACCCGGCTCCGTCTTTATCGTACTCGACTACGAATTTATATCCCTTGTATTCGAAAGTGTCGCCGGTGTAGATGGGGGTTCCTGTTTTATCTTCCACATCGATGGCTTTCCCAACGGTGGCGACGTCTACCTGTACGTATTTCTTTTCTATGCCGTAAATCCATTGTTCGACGAAATATCCGTAATGCCAGATTCCCGCGGCATCTCTACCTCTGTATAATTTCGATGGTTCCATATAATAGTGTCAGACAGTTAAGGGGTTAATAATCTATATCTTCTTCGTCAAAATCATCTTTAAATCGGTCGTAGATGTCTGGGTATTCCTCTCCCAGCTCTTCGAAATTCTCCTTCGACACTTCGAGTATCTCCCATTCTTTATCGCCGTATATGTCCGTCGAGTATCCATACGGTATTTTAGAACCGGTTCGCTTCACAAAATCTTTTGAGTTTTTTAAATTGTTCAACGACTTAATAAGGGCTTTGTCGTTGTTATCATAGGCCCAGTCTAAGATCTTCATGACAACATTGTCGTACATATTTTCTTCCCCGTAGTCGTAATCGATCATTCGGCTTGTCCTTCTTGGTAGATTCTTCTCGATCACCACATACCATTCATCATGGAAGCCTCTCAACCGGTGAGATCTTTTTGATTTGCGAGCCTGTCCGACTCTACTATCCGGCTTGATACCCCTACGCCTTGCTTCGTCTTTTAATACCGGCATATAAAAGTATTTTATAGCGATTTCTCTCATCGGATATTTTATAAAATCACTTCGGGTGTCATTAAATGCTATATGCCAAATAATCTCTTCCTTGAACTTATCTTCATTGTTGAATAAATAACCGTTTATATTCAGTTTTAGCATATCATCATTTAAGCGGTTTAATCCGTGCTCCCGATTATCGATAATTTCGTTTACTGTCTTTCTTTCTGCTCTTACAATTTTAGACGCAATCAATTCTCCTTCTCTTAATACAGATTCTAAATAACCTCTTTGATTGGGGTATTCGATTTTTAAATCCTCTATCGCATCTTTCAGATCTTCAAGAATTATTCTTTTCGCATCTTCTTCCTGTTCTTTCGCGCTCCTTGTAAAAGGTTTGCCTACATAATTTTTTCTCATACGTTTAATAATTTATGGGTTAGTAATTTGTTTGTTTAAAAGGGTAGATTATCATCTTCCGGCTTACAGGCCCCTATGATTATGATCTCTTTTTTGCATGAAGCGACGGTAGAAAGAATAAAAACCTCTTTACCGGTTGTTCCGGCCAAACGATAAGCCTCTTTCGATGCACTTTCGAATGAATCGTGCTTGTATGTGGGGCTGTTTCCTCCCTCTACATAAATCATATAAAATCCTGCTTGTTTCATATTCTTTTATTTTTATGGTTAGTATTCGAATATTCTTTTACCGGCTATATTCTCTATCTTCTGCATGGCGAGATAGGGAATTTTCGTGCGTCCACTCAGCCAATAAGAGAGCACATAGCGAGATATTCCGCAATCCCGCATGATCTGTTCCCGGATTTCCGGGAATATGCCAACCGGGATTGTCGAAAGCCACGCTAACAGCCTGTCGTTGTTTGTTGTGTCTGTCGTCTTTTTCATATTTTTTTTGCTTGTTTTGTGTCGTTTTACTTATTTTGTGTAGGATTACACACAACAAAGAAAACTATTTTATCTACAAATAGATATTATTTTATAGTTAAAAATATTTATAAAACAAATTTTCATTTATAACAACATGGATTACAAGCTATTAAAAGAAAGAATAAAAAGCAGTAGAATTACTTTTAGAGAATGTGCTTCTTTTGTCGGATTAACAGAGGCTGGACTCCGTCAATCTATCGAAGGCGAAAGAATTACAGTTTCTGTGTTTGAAAAACTTTGTAAATTATTAGGTGATACTCCTTTATTATACTTAGATCCTATTGGCTATAATGTAACAGGAAATCAAAATCTAATTGGAGGAAATGGAAATCATTTAATTATATCCCAAGAAGCCGCTGAAATTTCTACTCTTAAACAAAGAATTTTCGATTTGGAAAAATTGGTTGAATCAAAAGAAAAAACTATCTCCATACAAGAAAAAACTATTGAATTACTAACCAACAAAAAATAA